GATTGGAAAGGTCATATCTGCAGTCGGTACGATCATGACGGTTGTATCGAAGATTGCCGGAGTCATCAATACGGTGAAGGGGGCATTTGCAGCACTGAATACCACGATGCTTGCAAATCCAATCGTACTTATTATCGCAGCCATTGCAGCTCTTGTGGCTGCTTTTATTTATCTCTGGAATAACTGTGACGGATTCCGCCAGTTCTGGATCGACCTCTGGGAGAACGTAAAACAGGTTGCAATCACGGTATGGAATGCAATCAAGGAATTCTTCTCACAGGTGTGGGAAACCATCAAGACGATCTTCTCGACCGTGTTTGAAGTGATAAAGACCCTGGTAACGACTTATTTCAATCTGTATAAGACGATTATTGAGACGGTTTTCAATGTGATAAAGACGGTCATCACGACCATCTGGGAAGCCATCAAGGGTGTATTTACTACAGTTTTTAATGTGATAAAAACACTGGTGACAACGTATTTCAATATCTACAAAACGATCATTCAGACAGTCCTGACCATTATCCAGACTGTCATTACAACGGTATGGAATACGATAAAAACAGTCATTACCACTGTTCTGAATGCAATAAAAACAATCTTCAGCACGGTATGGAATGCCATCAAGACCATCATCAGTGCCGTGGTAAGCGGGATCAAGGGACTGATCACAGGGGATTTTACTGCGGTCAAGAACTCCATTACCACCATCATGAATACGATTAAGAGTACGATCACCACTATATGGAACACCATCAGGTCGACCATTTCAACGGTCCTTGGTGCAATCAAGGGTGCGGTCACATCCGTATTCAATGGAATCGTAAATGCGGTGAAAGGCGCGATGGGAAATGTGCTGAATGCAGTAAAGACAGGTTTTTCCAATGTGAAAAACCATATCACGGGGCTTGCGTCACAGGCATTTACGTGGGGCAAGGATCTGGTCATGGGAATCGTAAACGGAATCAAGAGCTGCATCGGTGCGGTCGGGGATGCCGTTAAGGGTGTGGCAGACAAGATCAAGTCATTCCTTCACTTCTCCGTGCCGGATGAAGGTCCGCTGACGGATTATGAATCATGGATGCCTGACTTTATGGGAGGTCTTGCCAAGGGTATCGAAAAGAGCCGTGGCATGATCCAGAAGGCGGTAAGCGGTGTATCTTCCGATATGGTGATCAGCCCAGAGGTCAGCAGAATGGAAAGCATGACGGGAACAGGAACGGCAGCACAGCCAGAAGGTATTTCCGGGATGCTTTCTGCAATTACTTCTGCAATCGAGAATATCAAACCGGACAGCGGTGACATCGTCATTCCTGTGTACCTTGGCGGTACGATGCTTGATGAGGTTATTGTTTCGGCACAGCAGAGGGCAAACTTAAGAAGCGGGGGCAGATAAAAATGGCATATATACAATATCTTGTTTTTAATGAGAAGTCTCTGCCCCTGCCGGATTCTTACGATATCGGATTGTCAGATGTCGAGGCGGACTCCGGCGGTGAAACAGAGGCGGGAACCACACAGAGGGATGTAGTAAGGACGGGAGTGGCTGACATTTCCGTCTCTTTTTCCGTGTCCCCGAAGTGGCTCGGACTGCTGACGGCATATTCCAAGATGCCGAAGATAGCAGTGAAATATTTTGACACGGAAACACTGGAACTGAAAGATGCAGAAATGTATATCACGGGATTTAAGGCAGCACTTAAAAAGGACACATCCTATAAGGGACTGTGGACGGTATCCTTTACCCTGAAAGAAATGTAGGAGGCAGATGCTGTGATCGAAGTATCAGAGAAATTCAAAAATGCCGTAAGGCAGAACACAAGAAAATATGAGTGGTACGGTTCGATCACGACAAAAGCCGGAAAGGTGCATGAATTCACGGCAAAGGATATCGTGAAGGGTTCCGGCTACATAAAATGGCAGTGCTGCAGTAACACGGAGATAGAACTCGGAACAGTGTATGCAGCAGAAATGGGAATCAGCCTGTTTTCGGAGATTGACCGTTATACTCTGGAAGATGCCGAGGTACGGCTTTATTACCGCCTGACACTTCTGGACGGGACAACGGAGTCCGTACCGATGGGGATTTACGAAGTTTCCGAAGCCAACAGGAAGGTGCGGACACTGGAACTGAAAGGCTATGACCATATGCTCCGTTTTGAGAAGTCCCTGAAACTGGAATCCTCAAGCGGAACGCCATACCAGTTCTTAAAGGCTGCGTGTGCTGCATGCAAGGTGGAAATGGCACAGACGGTTGCGGAGATCAGTGCCCTTCCGAACGGTAAGACCACGCTTGGTATTTATTCGGATAATGATATAGAGACCTTCCGTGACCTGGTCTTTTATGTGGCACAGGTGCTTGGCTGTTTCTGCCAGATAGACCGATACGGAAAACTTGTCCTTAAGCGGTACGGGAATGAATCCGTATGGAACGTGGAGCAGAAGGAGAGGTTCGACAGCAGTTACTCTGACTTTGTTACAAGATACACGGCAGTATCATCCACAAACCAGATCAGCCAGACGGCAGAATACATTGCGATGGAAAAAGACGATGCCCTTACCATGAACCTTGGCATCAATCCGTTACTTCAGTTCGGACTGAAATCCGTAAGGGAGAAGATACTGCGTGAGATACTTACGGCACTGCAGAAGATAAATTATGTACCGTTTGACAGTTCCACCATCGGAAATCCGGCATTGGAAGTCGGGGACATCCTGAAATTTTCAGGCGGACATGCGGATGAGACAAAGATAAGCTGTATTACGAGCATCGAATGTAAGATCAACGGGAAAATGACACTGAAATGTGTCGGGAAGAATCCAAGGCTTGCATCTGCCAAGAGCAAGAATGATAAGAATATTACAGGTCTTATCAATTCCGTGGAAAGCGGAAAGACCATCATTTACAGTTTTGTCAATGTTGCCCCGTTTGAGATCGGGCAGTCCCTTATGAACGTGATGGATATTGACTTTACTGCAACGGAAGAAACCACGGCAGCATTCCAGTGTGAAATGCTTCTGGAGGTGGTAAAGCCGGATACCGGGGGAGAGCCGGAAGAAGGCGTGGCAGCAGAAACGGAACTGCCGGAGCTGTCTATTGTCTACAAGATAAATAATGAGACCATAGACACATTCATGCCGGCCAAGACCTGTCTGTATGGGAAGCATATCGTGACATTGTTTTTCCCGATATCAAAGGTCATTGAGAACAGTTCCAATACATTTTCCATGTATCTGAAGATATCATCCGGGAGCGCAAAGATCGGTGAGGCGCAGATCAGGGCAACCATCAGTGGTCAGGGACTCGCAGCAGGACTGGGAGACTGGAACGGACGCATCAATATCAATGAGAATATTGGAAATATCAGCATTACGGATGTACCGTTTGTGGCTGATGTGTTTAAGGATACGGCATCCGTAACATTCCCTTCTAAAAAGACACAGGGACTGACACAGACAATTGGGAATATTCCAATCACAGACCAGAACTATGAAGCAGATGTATTTACGGACCGTGCATGGATCACGGAGATCCTCCGAACCTTTGTCCTTACAAGCGTGCGGGGAAATCCAAATTATAACGGATATATCACGGTCAATACGGAAGAACGGTTCATGCTGCGGAAACGGTATGTACAGAAGTCAGGACCGAAATCCCTCGACCACGGATATGCAGAAGACCTCGTGATCGATATTTCATACTTCACAAGGGTGGACGGGGTGGAAGTCAATGGTTATACCGCAGCAGTCCGTCCGCAGTATGTGATCACCACGGCAGAGACTTCCGTTAAGTTCCCGGATACCATTACCGTTGAAAACGGCTTCTTTGAACTGAAAGCAGTAACCGAACAGACACAGGAAGCCGTGACGGATGAAGTGGATGAAGGTTTCCTGGAAAGGACAACGGTTGATATATCCGGCTTTGACGGAGTGAAAGGAGTGGAATTTACACTATGAATTATGACAATATAAATGATATTTTTTCGGCCGGTGTCACCAATATGACCTGTCTGTTACAGGACAGCAACAGCTATGATGGCGGTACGCTTGCCGTAAGCGGTGCGGATTTTTTCACGTTCCTCGGAAAAGCTGTGTCGTACATTTATGCACATGGTGATTCTTACTGGGGAATCGGCAGTGATGCCACGCACCTTAAAGTGGATAACCGTGATACCAGAATGAGATCGCTTTACAGGGAAGAAGGGACTTTATACAGTTATTACCGTTTCCTGAAAATACGGTGGGAAGGATGGTCGCATTACAATGCATCCGGGGCGGACTACCAGTTAAAGTACGACCTCCTGTTCTGGGACACGGGGGATATTTCCCTTCATATGATTTCTGTTCCTGTCCAGTGCTATGATGGAGGTTTTGGGTTTAGCGCAGACAAGAACTATACTTTCACAAAGCCCGATGCAGCTTCCCCGGATGTTACTTTCCAGTATTATGCGGACAGTAAGACCTTTGAAGTGAAATACACACCGATTGACCTGTTGGTCCCGTTTAAACTTCTGATAAAAGACGGGGACGGAAAACTGTATACGGTGGAGAACCAGATCATAAACGAAGAACTGTCAGAAACAGCGGATGCGCTTGTCGGACTGGAAGAAACAGAGGTCAATGCACTTTTGTTTAAGAAACATGGATTTGCAAAGATGCCGGAGTGGGACCTGATTAAAGGGCTGACGCTTCCTTCCGTATTAAGCTGGAGTGACAGCAGGGCATTCCCTCTGAATGCCGTGATCACGGGAACACCGCCAAAGCAGTATATCGAATGCATGGCGGATCTTTCGGACGGCACGGTTCTTGGTATCAAGGCACTGAATGCAGAATATGAGGGCGAGATCACGGTACAGTACAGTTATGACGGGGAGGCCTTTACGGATGAAACCCCGATGGCAGATTTCCTTACAATGGATTTGGATGAATTGTATGCCGGACTGCTGGAAGCAAAGACGATAACCTTCCGCTTCTGGCTTGCAGGCGATGCAACGCTTACATCCTTTATCATGAATTATAGAAATGGAGATGATGACGATGCTCAAGGGAACAACAAGAATAGAACTTACTGATGTAAATACGGGTGAGGTGGAAACCTACCAGAACAGCAATATGGTCACCAATGCACTGAGGGATGTATTGAAACCGCTCGGACTTTCCAAGAGACCGAACAGGTTCTTAAATGAGTTCGTGCCGTATTATGAACATCTTTTAGGCGGGATTTTATGCTTTGATACAGAGATACCAGAGGATGCGGATAATTATTACCCTCCGGCAAAGGCAAATCTGACAGGCTGTGCGGTTTATGGGGAGCAGAATAATACAAAAAATACTGTAAGGGGCGGCTTCAATCAGACAGAGTCCGAAGTAAATCTGAAGGACAGGTATGTGAAATATGTGTACGACTTTGCTACCAGTCAGGCAAACGGAACGATTGCCAGTGTGTGTCTGACACATAAGAATGGCGGTTTTACCTCATATGGGAGCAAGAATGCCGTACAGGAAAATACTCATATGCTGATGCAGTCGATTGCAGAAGATACACTGCAGTATGTTTATCCAAGCAATACAGGTGCAGAAACAAGCAGCCGTTATTCAGGTCTTACGATTGGAAAGACGGAAATGATCTTTGTTATCGATCATGCGAAGGATTGTGCGTATTATTTCAAAGTCGCAGATAAGTCACATATCCATATCACAAGACGGAAAACGTATTTGAAATCGGTATCCATTCTGGAAAATATCAGGACTACAAAACCATTGATTGAAGAAGTGGAACTGCCGGAATTAGGGACGGCATTGGACTTTGGGTATCTGTCGTATAACTATGATCCGGCAACCGACTGCTTATACATCTGCACCAGCCCAGACTACCGCAGGGCATCACAGAAGAATATCCTTGTTACAGAAATAAAGCTGGACACCTGGAAGGTGAAACAATATGAGGTAGTCAATACAACGGATATAACATTGGCTACAGACAGCAGTTGGTTTGGATTTGTCACGGGCGGTTATCTGTGCGTGAAAGGATATGACAGTCCGAGGGATGTATATAAGATCCAGATATCCAATCCGGCAAATGTTGTGAAACTGAACCGGATCAATGCCACTACGGTACAAGGTGTACCGAAACTGGTGATCAATGGGCGGATTTATTATGATACACAGGACGATCAGCTTATGATTGCAGATATGGAAACAAATGAGATCATTACAACAGAGTCCATGTCTTTGTTTAATAACTATAACCGACAGGTGAGCGTTAATCCTGTTAGAAATGAACCTCTCATTTATTTCTGCGAGGAAGGGACGTATTCAACTTATGGATGGTACATGATGTGTAATTATCTGGCAACCATCAATAACCTTGATGCTCCGATTACCAAGACGGCAGATAAGACGATGAAGATCACTTATATTTTACAGGAACAATAGAATACTTTTCGGAATCAGGCAGTTATCCATTGCGGGTAGCTGCTTTTTTCATACAAAAAATCAAAGGAGGACAAGACAATGAAGGAATTCTGGAATGCAGTACAGTTTGTATTCACAGCGGTCGGAGGATGGCTTGGATACTTTCTTGGAGGATGTGACGGTCTGCTCTTTGCACTGCTTGCATTTGTGGTCATCGACTATATCACGGGAGTCATGTGTGCAATCAGCGACCAGAAGCTGTCCAGTGCAGTCGGTTTTAAGGGAATCTGCCGTAAGGTGCTGATTTTCCTTATGGTCGGCATCGCAAACATTCTTGATGTATATGTCATCGGGACGGGGAGCGTTTTAAGGACGGCAGCCATTTTCTTCTACATCTCAAATGAAGGGATCTCTCTTCTGGAGAATGCGTCCCATCTGGGACTGCCTGTTCCAGCAAAGATCAAAGCCGTGCTGGAACAGCTTCATGACAGGTCGGAAGAAGACAAAGACAACGGGGAAGGGTAGCACCTTCCCTCTTTTATTACAGAGAATTGGAGGATTATATTATGAGTCAGAAATTTGGAATCGATGTAAGCCACTGGCAGGGCAGTTTTGACTTTGCAAGGGCTAAGAGTAAGGAAGGCGTGGAGTTCGCAATCATCAAAGCCGGAGGTGCTGATGCCGGACTTTATAAGGACAGCCAGTTTGAAGCGAACTATAAGAAATGTGAGGAATGCGGGCTTCCAAAGGGAGCATATTTCTATGGAAATGCCAGAAGCGTGGCAGATGCAAAGAAAGAGGCAGAGTACTTCCTTTCACTGCTTAAGGGAAAGAGATACGAGTACCCGGTCTTTTATGACGTGGAAGGCAGCATGATCACAAAGAATGACAGGAACACACTGACACAGATCGTAAAGGCATTTTGCTCTGCAGTAGAAGCTGCCGGATACTGGGCCGGTATCTATTCGTCTGAGTCATTCTTCAACAGTGAGATGAATGACGGGGAGCTTACCCGTTACAGTCACTGGGTTGCAAGATGGGGTAAGAGCAAGCCGGCCCCGGCAAGTGGTGCAGAGACACAGATCTGGCAGTTCGGCGGGGAGACAAACCTTATCCGAAGCAACAAGATCAACGGGCAGTCCTGTGATCAGGATTACTGCTATGTGGATTTTCCTGCAAAGATCAAGGCAGCCGGACTGAACGGTTATGCCAAGGGCAGCAGTACAACAACCCCGGCGAAGAAATCCAATGAGGAGATCGCATCCGAGGTGCTTGCCGGAAAGTGGGGCAATGGTACTGAAAGACAGAAATTGCTCTCTCAGGCGGGATATGACTATTCTGCAGTTCAGAGCATCGTGAATAAGAAGCTCTCCCCATCCAAGAAATCCGTGGATGAGATCGCAAGGGAAGTCATTCATGGTGACTGGGGCAACGGAACGGAGCGTAAGAACAGGATCAGTGCTGACGGATATGATTATTCCGCAGTACAGAAAAGGGTAAACGAACTCCTGAAATAAGGATATGGCTGACGGCCTGTAATGGCTGTCAGCCGTATTTTTTTCAGTTTATGCCAAGGAAAGAAAGGTGAAAGGTATCAAAGAAAACACTTGCTATTATTGGCTTTCAGAGTGATATATAGACTACCAAAACGGAAGGAGGTAAGGCTTGTGGAAATTCAGATCATGGAAGGCAGCAGGGAACAGAAAAGAAAATTGAAAGTTTGTGCATACTGCCGTGTATCGACAGATGCGGATGAACAGGAAAATTCACTGGAAAATCAGGTCAGGCATTATGAGACGGTCATAAAAGCAAATCCAGATTATGAATATGCCGGAGTTTACAGTGACTTTGCCATATCGGGATTTAAAGAAAAAAGACCCGGTCTGCAGAAGATGCTTGCCGATGCAGAAAAAGGTAAGATAGACCTTATACTAACAAAATCAGTATCACGTTTTGCAAGAAACACCTCAATCGTTCTGGAAGCTACACGAAAGCTGAAAGAACTGAATGTAGGTGTTTTTTTTGAACTTCAGAATATCAATACGCTGTCAGGGGAAGGCGAGCTGATGCTTACGATCCTTGCAGCATTCGCACAGGCAGAAAGCGAGAGCGGAAGCACTGGTGCAAAGATGGTGTACCAAAGAAAATATGAGGCGGGGATTCCCGTACAGTACCTTGAGCGGTCTTTCGGCTATACGAAAGATGAGAGGGGCATATTTGTTGCTGACGAAGAGGAAGCCGTATGGGTAAGGAAAATCTATGAGATGGCAGCAGACGGATATACTCCCGCAGCAATCAAACGGTACCTGAATGAAAACGGGGTAAAGACTGTGGGCGGTGCAGAATGGATCGACAGCACGGTGTTCCGTCTTATTGAAAATGAGATCTACAAGGGCGATTACATCATGCATAAGCATTTTGTGAATAAAGAAAGAAAACTGGTCAGGAACAGGGGAGAAGTGGATGCGTGGTACATCGAAGATGACCATGAAGCCATTGTTTCCCCCGAACTCTGGCAGAAAGCACAGGACGCACTGGAAGCAAAGCGGGATTATCTTGCGGAAAGCTCGGTAATCGAAGAATTCACGGAAGAAAATTACCCATACATGAACAAAATCTTCTGTGCCAGATGCGGACACCCGCTTTACAAAAGGATCTACAGTAACGGCAACAGGCTGAACTGGGGATGCAGCGGTACAAAGCGGTATGGGAAGTCCTTCTGTGAAGGAATAAACATTCCGGACGGAGTCCTGCGCGGGGCATGGAATTTCGATGAAAATATGTATATAGGGGAAAAACCGACAGATAAGGGGAAAAAGGAATTCACCTATCTGAAAGAAGCCTCATGGAAAAGAAGGCATAAGAAGAAAGAGCCGGAGCCGATCCCTGAAAATACGGAAACAGAGTATCCATACAGGGAGAAGATCTTCTGTGGGTTATGCGGAAGCAGACTTGTGAGGCATGTGAACACCAAAAGCCATAAGGTCATATGGGTATGCAATGGGAGAAAGCGGAAGGGGAAAGACTTCTGTGACGGGACAAGGGTTCCGGATACCATCATAAAGGGATGGGGAGAGATCAAAAAAGATATTTATATTCAGAGAAAGGATGATAAGAATGGCAAGAAGCGTTACAGTTATACCAGCAAGAAGTCAAAAGGTGCAGACAGGGCATAAGGCGGTACAGGAAAAGAAGATAAGGGTGGCAGCCTACTGCCGTGTGTCAACGGACCAGGAAGACCAGCTCCACAGCTTTGAAGCACAGGTCGAGTATTATACAAAATATATCAACGAGCATGAGAATTATGAAATGGCCGGCATCTATGCAGATGAAGGTATTTCAGGTACAAACACAAAGAAACGGGAACAGTTCAAAAAGATGATCGCAGACTGCGAGGGCGGTAAGATAGACCTTGTCATAACAAAATCCATCAGCCGTTTTGCAAGGAACACGCAGGACTGCCTGGCATATTCCAGAAAATTAAAGAACTTGGGGATCGGCATCATATTTGAGAAGGAAAACATCAACACGCTGGATTCCACGGGAGAGCTTCTGTTCACCATCTTAAGTTCCCTTGCACAGGATGAATCGAGAAATATTTCAGAAAACTGTAAATGGGGCATCCGCACGAAATTCAAGAACGGTGAGATGCATCTCAACACATTCAAGTTCCTCGGATACGATAAGGATGAGAACGGGAAGCTTGTCATCAATAAGGAACAGGCCAAGACGGTGAGAAGGATATACAGGGACTTCCTTATCGGAATCAATCCGGCACAGATCGCAAAGGAACTGACGGAAGAGAAAGTTCCGGGGTGTCTCGGGCAGACAAAGTGGTATCCAAGCACGGTCACAGGGATCTTAAAACAGGAAAAGCACATGGGTGATGCACTTCTGCAGAAGACCTATACGGCAGACTTCCTTACCAAGAGACAGGTCAGAAACAACGGTGAGATCGCACAGGTCTATGTAAAGGACAGCCATAAGGGGATCATAGATAAGCAGACATGGAATGCGGTACAGGAAGAATTCGACCGCAGGGAAAGGTTCATGGAATCGCACGGCACGGACAGGTACAGTTATGGTGCGGACTGCATGCCGTTCTGTGAGAAGGTGTTCTGCGGGGAATGCAAAAGCCTGTTCACGAGACATTCATGGAGATCAAGGGGAATCGTACAGTGGCAGTGCAAGAACCACAGGAAAGACGGGAAAGTGGCATGCACGAATGCCTACGTTGATAATGCAGACCTGGAAAAGGGATTTGTAAAAGCATTTAACAGACTGGTCACGGACAGGGATAAGCATATGGAAAGATGGCAGCAGATGAAGTCGGACGGGACACCGCTTGAAAAGATCAGGGCAGGGCAGATGATGGAAGCCGTGGAAAATGAACCGCTTACCAGATTCGTTCCGGAGATCGCACAGCTAGTTCTCTGTGAAGTAACGGTGCTTGGCGCAAAAAAATATGAGTTCTTCTTTCTGGAAGGCAGCAGGGTAAAGGTTTCCGTGTAGATCACCCGGAAACCCCGCTGTCATGAAGTCCGAACAGCTCCATCTGGCTGCTTTCACCGTCCGCATCCCCAGGTTCAGGAATGTCGGACGGTTCTTCTTCCATGTCCTTTTTATGCGGAAGTTTATGGGTATAAAGTTTATCCCAGGTAAGCGGATTCCGGCTTTTTTTGTTGTAGTATATCAGTATGGCTTCCGCAAATCCGAGTGAGCCGGAACGCCTGTCCTTTGCAGTGCGGGCGAGTTCCTTGATGGATATCCTTCCAAGCTTTTCCTTAAATACATCATCTTTTATGGCATCACCGTAAGCGTTCAGGAAACGTGCCAGTCCGTTCATCATGTTTGCACTGAAGGACTGGGATGCCCCTTCCCATGTGGCTGCAATGAGACGGATGACATGGTCGAGCATATGGTAGCCGTATTTGTCGTGGATGTTTTCCAGGGTTGCGACAGCGCAGATACCGCCCGGTGTCGTGGTAGATGCGATGGTAAGGTCATAGGATTCCACCAGGTCACGGATGATGAGCTGTTTGTCATTGCCGGCCTCTATGTTTGCCATGAATATCTCATAAGGCAGCAGGGGCTTTACATATTTCATCTGGTTTGCAAAGATATCCGCTTCATGTTCATATCCGAGGTCATCGTATACCATGCACC